TATTGGATGGCCGCCACGTGTTGCAATCTGGTGTATTAAGACTTCTAGTATATATTTTCCCCCAATTCCCCCAAATGTATAGACTTTTGGAGCCAGAGGTTTTGGGGGAACACCTCTGGGGGAACTTCTTCTTCTTAGAAATTCTCTCTCTACTTAAACTGTGTAAATGAATGTCTATATATAGACATTATTAGTTAAACATTTACGCATCCCAATTCATTTAATAAAGACTTAGTTCTTCAATTTTCCTTATATCATATTTTCAATTCTCGTATTTCCTTTCCTCTACATCATTCTCATCATTACTATTCAACGAAATATATTACCATATTTCTGTCTCACTGTAGAAGTTTAACATCAGAATTCAAGTGAGATCTACTTTACTTATTTCATTTTCAATTAGCTATTCAATTTTCGTAATATCCTCCTTCATTAGATATTCAGAGTCAATATTTTGCAGAAGAGTGCCGCTGCGCGGCCTAGATATTTCAAATGAATTCTCAACTGGCAAATCCTCCTAGTGCTTTTAATTATATTGAGTCTCACAGAGATGAATATCAATTATCTCATGATCTAACTGAGATAATTCTGCAATTTCCTTCCACAACATCTCAATTGACTGCAAGACTCAGTCGTAGCTGCATGAAGATAGACCATTGTGTCATAGAATATAGGCAGCAAGTGCCTATAAACGCAACAGGTACAGTAATAGTGGAGATTCATGACAAAAGGATGACAGATAATGAATCCTTACAGGCTTGCTGGACGTTTCCCATAAGATGCAACATAGATCTCCATTATTTTTCATGTTCTTTCTTCTCCCTTAAAGATCCAATTCCATGGAAACTATACTACAGAGTGTCTGATACAAATGTTCATCAAGGAACACATTTCGCCAAGTTCAAGGGCAAACTGAAATTGTCTACGGCAAAACACTCTGTAGATATCCCATTCAGAGCACCAACAGTGAAGATCCTTTCCAAACAATTCTCAAGCAAGGATGTGGATTTCTCACATGTGGGCTATGGGAAGTGGGAAAGGAAATTAGTAAGGTCCACATCCATGGCAAGACTTGGGCTGCAAGGCCCAATTGAATTAAACCCAGGTGAATCATGGGCTTCCAAAAGTACAATTGGGTTAACCCATACAGATGCGGACTCAGAGGTGGAGAATGCATTACATCCATATAGAGAGCTTAATAAGCTGGGAACAAGCTTATTGGACCCAGGGGACTCAGCTTCTGTAGTGGGGGCCCAAAGAGCCCAATCCAATATAACCATTTCCATGGCCCAATTAAATGAAATAGTTAAAACAGCGGCCCAAGAATGTATTAACAATAACTGTAATCCTGCTCAGCCCAAATCATTGAAATAAATATAAATATTTATTTTGCAAGAGAACTATCTTTATTTCATTAAACATTACAATCATAGTTAACCAACATAATCAAGATCAAATGATACATAAGTAGATGCCTTAGACATCGTATCAGACATCCAACAATAATAAACCAATATCGCATTCCTGCTAATATTGTCATAAACACCATTACATGAATCATGATCAAGATCCTTAAACGTAGACCACATATTAAAACGTTTATTGGAAAAACTAGTAGTTCCCTCAAGGTCTATCATTATTGTGTCCTTCTCCACTGACAAAACACGTTTTAACACGTGACGAATGTAAAAACGGTCTTTCAATGAGGGGGTGATGGTTAGGTTACCATGACTGTGAATCCTTGCACCAAACAACTCATCAAATGTATGAAGACAGCCAGATGAACTGAGATGAGGTTTGCGATCCACCACAACAACCAGAGAGAAGACACCTTCAATCTTATTAGATAAACCATCCATGTTCACATCAGCATGAACACGTTCAACCTTAACTGTACCTTTAAAACGTAACCGTTTCAACTTAATATATGACCTGCTACGATTGGGTAGAGTCTTACCCAACGGAGGGAAGTTAATAAACGTAGATAGGGCTGTATTATGGGCCATAACAAAGTCAGGCCCATATTGATTCTCATGTATTCGTTGGCCCATCATTTTGACACAGTGGTCAAAATCCTTAACACCTTGACTGTTTCGACGTCTACCATCATTACGTATACCAGCAGATGTACGTTTATACACGTGATGACGTGTATACCATCGTCTTTGATAGTTAGACGAACCACGTCGATATTTGTATGAATACATATTCAAATATTAATGTTCATATCAAATCATTCTCAAATATATAGAAAAACATAACAAATACACAATTTAACGTAACTCGATATGTGAATTTTGATTGGTCAATGTAAAATAGCACAGAAGAGTACACAACAAATAACCTTAAACATATGGCCAATAATATTAGCCCCATTCTCAATAATTCAAAATTCAAATGCAAGAGCGCCAATTCATTTATCTTTTGGTCAAAAAGAAAAAGATAAATGAAATACAGTAGCTATAATGAGTGGACGACAGAGGACCACGTCATCAAATTAGTGGGTGGGACCAGGTAGCCACCAAAATGATTGAGGGGGGAGACCACCAGAGTGTACGGCAAAGGGGAGGGGGGGGCGCGGCCATCCGGTAATATTA